GCTGGGTTTTATAACAGGTTTCAATTATGATAGATGATCCTACAGCCAAGAATTACTTTGAGCATTATGGCAAAGCAAAGGCCAAGCGCGAAAACTTTATTCCCTTGTTTGAAGAATGCTATGAGTATTCGCTTCCCCAGCGCGAGTCATTTTATTATGAAACCTCTGGTCAAAGGCGGGATGATAAAATCTTTGATGAGACTGCCGTTGTTGGTGTGCAAGAGTTTGCGTCCCGATTGCAGTCGGGCCTTGTGCCAAACTTTGCTAGGTGGGCTGATCTAACTGCTGGTTCCGAAGTTCCTAAAGATCAACGCGATGCTGTTAATAATGATCTTGATGAAGTGACTGAGTATGTCTTTGAGGTCTTGCAAAACTCTAACTTCTCGCAGGAAGTACACGAATCCTTTATGGATTTAGCCGTAGGTACTGGGGTTCTTGTTGCAGAAGAAGGTGACTCTATTGATCCAATTCGGTTTACCGCAATACCATTGCCGCATGTTGTATTAGATACTGGCCCTGATGATAGGATTGACCACATCTATCGTGAGCGTAAGAACATTAGATTTAATCAGTTATTGATTATGTATCCTGATGCTGTGTTAAACGAGCAGATTCAAAACAGAATGGCTAATGGCGGTAAGGAGACAACTACAGTTCTTGAGCTAGTATTCCGTGATTACTCCCGCAAGAATGAAGAAGTCTATATGAGTTATGCTTTCTGCATGACTACCGAAAGCGTTATTTATAGTAGAGAGCTAGTTGGCTCTGGCGCTAATCCGTTTATTTGTTTCCGTTGGTCTAAGTGTGCTGGCGAAGTCTATGGTCGTGGGCCTCTTATCAATGCGTTGTCTGCTATTAAGACAACCAACCTAACCATTGAGTTAATCCTAGAGAATGCGCAGATGGCTATTTCTGGTGTGTATCAAATGGATGATGATGGTGTCATTAATCCAGATACTATATCTTTAGTGCCGGGTTCTATTATACCAAAAGCTATTGGTTCCAATGGGTTACAACCTGTTGCTGCTGCTGGTAGCTTTGATGTAGCTCAACTTATACTTTCGGATATGCGTTTAAATATTAAACGTGCGCTCTACAATGACATGCTGGGCAACCCTGATAAAACTCCTGCATCTGCTACTGAGGTTGCGGAACGTATGGCTGATCTATCGCGGCGTATGGGTTCTGCGTTTGGCAGACTACAAGCTGAATTGGTGCAGCCAGTATTGCAGCGCGTTATCTACATCCTTAAAAAGCAGGGCCGCATTGAAATACCAAATGTTAATGGCCGTGAGATTAAGATTAGGTCTATCTCTCCGCTTGCACAAGCACAGGCTAACGCAGATATATCATCTGTTGGTCGGTTTCTTGAGATGGTTCTTGGCACCTTTGGGCCAGAGGTTCTTAATCTACTAATCAATTCAGAGGAAACAGCGGCACACCTTGCTAAGAAATTTGGTGTACCTGACGGGTTGATTCGTGATCCAGAAGAACGTAAGCCGATAGTTGCAATGGCGCAGCAAATGCAAATGCAGCAACAACAGCAGATGCAAGAGCAACCGCCACAGGAACAACTGCAATAGGAGATAAAGTTGGCCGCATCTAAAGCAAACATTGGCATTGATGGAATACAACGCACAGCTAACCAAGATAAGGTTATAAGCACTACGGTTGCTCATCTGTTTGAATCAGAAGCAGGTAAAGCAGTTATGGAATACCTCAAGTCTATAACTATTAATCGTGTGCATGGCCCTAATATTAGCACAGAAGAACTGCGTCATCACGAAGGCCAACGGTATATAGTTGGCTTGCTACAGGCAAGAACCCAGCATGGTCATAAGGTAAAGCAAGATGTCTGAGTCATTATTAAATGAATCGTCTGAACCCCCAGAAGCAGTTACAGAAGTTACGCAAACGCAGGCCGAGAGACCGGATTGGTTGCCTGAGAAGTTTAACTCGCCAGAGGACTTGGGCAAGGCGTACAGTGAATTATCTTCTAAGTTGGGGACGAAGGAGGAAGACCTAAAGGCTTCATGGCAAGAAGAAATGCAGCGAGAGGCTTACGCTGATCGTCCCGCCACTAAGGGTGATTACCTTCTGCCAGAAAGCATTGATCCCGAAACTGCGGTAGATAGCCCTTTACTTGATTGGTGGTCAGAGCATTCGTTTGAAAGTGGTCTTGGTCAAGAGGAGTTTCAAAAGGGCATTGAGTTGTTTGCCGAAGCTATGGGTCAAGGTCAGCCAGACATAGAGGCAGAAACCAAACTACTAGGTGATGCTGCAACTGATCGTATTGAGGCAGTTAGTTTGTTTGCCAATCAGTTCTTTCCTGAAGATAGCCTAGATGCAATAGAGCGCATGTGTGAAACGGCTGGCGGTATTGTTGCTTTGGAACACATCATGGAAAAGATGAAGGGGCCATCTTTCGCTGGTGATTCCGCTATGACTAGCCAGATTACAGATGATTCCTTGCGTACTATGCAGAAGGACGAGCGTTACTGGAACCCACAGAAACGTGATCCTGCTTACGTCAGTCAGGTAGATCAGGCGTATCGCAAACTATATGGCTGATCCTATTCTACAGCGTAGGGGCTTTCAGTTAGTCCCTATGCAGAAGTCTCATGTTATGAAGTTTTACCATGACATAGCTCCGTATAGTGCGGCAGAGTATGAAGACGTTGACTTGTTCTATGCCCTAGATCAAATGCAAGAAGAACAAGAGTGCATGGTCTTGGAAAACCCAGATGGTATATCTGTGCAGCTTATTGGTCTACAGGCTACTGGTAATCAACAGGTCTGCATGTGGTCCTTGTTTACTAAGCAGATGGATGCAGATTGGCGCAGCGTCATTAGAATATCGCCTGACATTCTTAGATACATTCATCAGACATACTACGAGATAAACTTAAACATATCTGTAGATAACGAAGGCTCTCTTAACTGGGCAGCATGGCTTGGGTTTTCAGCCGCTGGATATATAGATGATGAGGACGGTACAACCTTAGTGCATTTTGTGCGTTGCAATCCAGATAGAAAGAATGTTTACGCTCTATCGTCACGGCCCGTAATGCACTGAGTAGCCCGTTAGGATACCTACGTTGAGGATGCAGAAGGATACCCAGAGTACAAATGCAACTTTAATAAAGGACTCTTGAAATGGCTAATACAATAGACACAGCCTTCGTCAAGCAGTTTGAATCCGATGTGCATTTAGCATATCAGCGCATGGGTTCCAAGCTGCGTAATACTGTTCGTACCGCAAACGCTACTGCGTCTGTAGTTCGCTTCCAAAAAATTGGTACTGGCATTGCTACTACCAAATCACGCAACGGCAATGTAACTCCTATGGAGTTGGCGCACACCGTGGTTGAGGCAACCATGCAAGATTTTTATGCTCCTGAGTATATTGATAAGCTGGATGAGCTGAAGACTAACATTAACGAGCGTCAAGCTGTTGCCCAATCTGCTGCCGCTGCCCTTGGTCGTAAGACTGACGAGCTACTTGTTGCAGCTTTAGACGCTGCTGGTGGTACTGCGATCCACGACACTAGCTCGGCCCTTGAAATTGCTGACATTCTATCTCTGTTTGAAACTATGGGAACTAAAAACGTCCCAGAAGACGGACAGCGTTACTTGGCAATGCACCCTAAAGGTTATGCTGATATGTTTACTATTACTCAGTTTGCTTCTGCTGACTTTGTTGGTGAGCAAAACCTGCCGTTTGCAGGTGGCATGACTATGAAAGAGTTTATGGGCTTTAAGGTATTCTCTACATCTGCTGTAACCGCAGGTAAGAGCATGGCTTATCATACCTCAGCAATCGGCCTTGGTATTAACGCAGACGTTGCTACTGAGATTAATTATATTGCTGAAAAAGCATCTCATCTCGCAAACTCCATGATGTCTATGGGCGCAGTCGGTATTGACGCCAATGGTATTTGTGAAGTTCTTGACAACAACTCTTAAGAAAGGAACTTTATCATGGCTTACGCAGCAGGAGGTTTACATCGTATCGGAGGTGCTAGTGGTGCCGCCCTTTGGATGTACCGAACAGCAGACGCAATCGCAGCGATCAACTCTGCGGGTTACTTTAATGATGCAGCAGCAATGCTAAACATTCGTGATCTGATTATTGTGCAGGATACAAATACACCTACTACAAATTTTGTAACTGTACTGACTAATACTGGTACGGCAGTGGATGTGTCTGATGGCACAGCCGTTGCTGAAACAGACAGCGATTAAGAAAGGAAGGGGGCTTTGGCCCCCTTACTACTCACATGGCAGTAAGCACAGCATCAGACACACCGCTTGACATATGTA